TCATTTCTCCAAGAAAAAATTTTTAAGCATAGTAATTTCTAAACGCTGAGCCGAATACGTTTTATTTGAAAATTTTTTAGCTTAAAGCTTTTAAGTTAGAAGTAAAAATTAATTCAATAGATAGGTCTGGAAATAGTACTAATATTTTTTCTTCATAATCTATTTCATTTCCTGCAAAGCTAAATCCTGGATTAATTAGATTACATATATCTTTATAATTTTTTAATACCAAGACAATATCTAAATTATGTTTTGTTAAATATAGACTGCCTTTTATATTGTAAATACTATTAGACATAAAAATTAAACTTCTTTTTTGTTGTTGTAAATTTTTTAAAAAATTTTTCCAATTATTCTATAACTTTTAAACTTTTTAAAGAAACTGTATCGATTCCGCCCTGTGGAAATAGAACATGACAACGTTTTCTAAAGCCACTGTCGTCATATCCATTTAATAATACTTTTAAAACAAGCACGGGTGTTTTAAAATAATAACACAAATCTCCTGGAACAATTACAGAAGTTTCTTCTTCAAATTCAGATGACAATTTAGAACTCTCTTTTTTCACCGTGGATAGTTTTTATTACTGGGAATCTTAAAGAAAATTGGCCGTTTTGATTTTGAGATTCTTCGAAGTACTGAACTGTTATTTCTTTACCTATAATATCTTGAGAGTTGTTAAAGTAATGTTTTCTTTGATCTATACTAAACCCACTGCCTACTCTAACAATATTACCTTTGTGTTCTATAGATATTCCACTTAACATTTCTTCTTCAACTTCTTTTCCTTCTTTAATATATCTAATAGGTCCATAAAATACATCTTTAACAATATATTCGTTATCATAAAATGTTTTTACTTTTAAAATATCATTAGAGCGTTTGCCTTTATATAAATTATTTTTTCTTAAAATTAAGCCTTCCCATCCTTTTTCTGAAGCTTTTTCTGATAGTGAATCGATTTCTTCAAAGTTAGAAACAGGAATTTGTTCTAGGTAATCTATGTAATTTAATTTTTCACCTAATATTATACTCTGCAAAGCAAAAATTCTTTGAGAAAATAGTCCTACTTCGCCGTATCCTTTTGCAAACATTCTATAAGGAATATAATCAAATATCTGGAATAGTCCATTTTTTATTATGTGATCTTTTCTTCCTATTTCTTTTATAATACTTTGAAAGTCTTCATCACCATTTTCATCTACAATACACATTTCCCCATCATAAACGATATTTTTAACGCCTAAAGATTCTATTTCTTTTTCTACCAAGGATAACGTATGAAATTGTTTTCCTGATCTTGAATAAGATTTTGCTTTTCCTTTTTCATCAACAACAATAAGACAGCGAACACCGTCGAGTTTTCTTGATACATACCAAACATCTTTCTCAAAATCAACTTTCTTTTTTGTTTTTTCATTGTAATTATTAGCCAAAGCTACATTAAATTCTGGGATTAAACCCGGACATGCTTTGTTAATTAATTTTACAGAAGCTCTTATTTTTAAATTTCTTTCTAAAATCATAAAAAACAATTTTTTATATTCAGGGTTATGTAAAAGAAAACCATTTACTTCTGAAATAGCTTTATTACCAGTTATCATCCTGTAATTTAAAGAATTTAATAAATCATAAACATCTGAAAACTTAGTATATCTATTACACAAATCTTTATTTTTTAAAACATTTTTTGGTTTTAAATTAAATTGCAAATAAGGATTATATACATAGTAAAGAAGTTTACGTATATTTTTTGAAGAATTTCTTATTACTTCTATTTTTTTATTCTGCGAATTTGTTTCATTAATTTCGACAAGAAAATTATTTATTTCTTTTATCATAATATTCCTAGCCCATTGGTTTAAAATATTTATCCTAAGTCAGTCATTGCTGAAATTGCTAAGGCCTCTAAAAAATCTTTTGTTCTATAAGTAAGTCTTACTTCTTTTGATCTGTACTTGTTTAAAAATTCATCTGCCCTATATAATGCATCTTTTGCTGATTTTGATGCAAATACACTTTGAATAGAATTCTTTTCATAGTCGTTTAAACCATTTAGTCTTAGCGTCAATTCATATCTTTGCATTTTATTTCCTTTCATTTTTAGTTAGAGTATTTTCTTGCTGCACTTTGAGCTTTGTCTTGTGTGTTATATTTTCCAATAAACGTTTTATTTGTCGACCATTTAGATTCTGTTATATAGTATACTTTAAAAATTCTACCTTCTTTAACAATCTTATAAGTGTCGCCATTATAATGGTAATTCATTTTTTTCCTTTTTATAAATTAACTTTAATTAAAGTGTCATTTCTATCATGTGTGAAGTTTAAATTATCTTTTTCGCTGATTAACCAACATCTTTTAAGTTTTCTAGATATTTCAGGCTTTGGAGCTAACCCATCTGTAATAATGATATATCCATCAAACTTTTTATTATTCTTTAAAGCATGCTTAGTAGGAGCATTAAAATTAGTTCCTCCGCAAAATTCTCTTTTTAATTCAATTTTCTTTCCCTTTTTCCAAAATATTTCTGTATCATGAACAGCTGTATCAAATCTGTATAAATAGAAGTCTGTTAGCTTTGAAAGTTTTTCTAATTCTGAAAATATTTTTGCTATAAAATTATCGTTAACAGAACCACTTTCATCTAAGTAAATAGCTATAACTGGTTTATATTCTCTTTTAAACCCGGAATATATACCTGGATATTTTTTATTTATCCTTTTTATGGTCGATACTCTTTCTGCACGTCTATTAAGTCCGCAGAACCTTTTTAATATAGATTCCCATTTAACGTTATTACTTAATAGTTTTAATATATTTTTACGAAAAGCTCCGGAAACGCTTCCCCAACCATTGGCATCACTTTCTTCTGCTGCAGACTTTAATATTTCTTTTATTTTTTGGTCAAACATCTCTTTTTCGTCTTCAGACATGTTTCCCCAGTCTTCATGAGAATCAAACCCTAATTCTGTTAGTATGTTTTTACCTTGATCACCTCCTTCGCCATCAGGAGATAAAGATTCTTTTATTTCCTCGTTATCCATAAGTTTTTCAAAATAATAATCTGCAGTCTTTTCAACAGGTAAATCCTTAATAAACTTTGATAAATTATGATATCTTTGAATGTCTTCATCAGACATATTAGCTGTTTCTTCATCGTTAAGTTCTGGTAAATATTCTCCTGGTATTAGGCCACCTTTTGGTAATTCGTCTTTAGGGATAGTACAGTTAATTGATAAGTCTGTTGCATAATTCCATATAAGGTGTGGTTCTTTAATTCTTGTTGAAGTATGATTAAAGACTAAATGTAAACACTCATGTTTAATGACACCTTTTCTTTCTTTTTCTTTAAGAGAAGCAAAAAACTCTCTATTCCATAGCATAGTTGGATTACCTTCTTTACATAGAACCCCTGCAGTTGGTACTTCTTCTGATTCTATTTTAGTAAGAGATCTTAATATTCTAGCGTAAAAAGGTTCATCCCATAATAAACTTATTAAAGTCTTAGACAAATCATATTCAGCAATTTGCCTTTTAGACACTTTCTTTTTTATATTATGATAAGATTTAGAAGTATTACTCATAATAATCCTTTTTATTAAAGGTTTTTGTTTTCTTCAACTAGTTTTACAACAAAGTCTCCATAATATTTGTGGAAACTTTTTATTGATTCAACATTTTTAGAAGAAGCAATAACTGACCAGAGATGTAATGCCATTTCTTCTGGAATGTTTTGGCCAAAGAGAGAAGCATTCATACCTTGTGATAAGTTCCAATTATTTAATTTTGCGTGTGCCCCTAGCTGATCAATTAACGCATTAATTCTATCATTAGAAGTTTCATTTAACTTTTCTTTAAATTTAGGGTAGTTATTTAAAATATCTTCAGCTGAAATACTGATTTCATAATTCTTAATAAAATCGGTAAAATCAATTGCTGCTTCTTTACCAACAAAACCTAATGCAATATTATAAATGTCTGTATTATTTCTACCAATAATATCAATTAAATTTTTATTAGCATATTTTAAAGTTTCATCAATTCTGTGCCACTGAGCATTACATGGAATAACTTGCCCAGGTTCAACCTGACTAGGATCAACTCTTAAATTATGTGGATTTTTCCTAATATATTCAATAATAATAGGATCTAGTTTATTTTCTTCTGCCCAAGATAGCCAAGATTTTTCATTGTTTTCTATATCTGCAACATAAAATCTTCTTAATAAAGCAGGATCCATATCATTGACATCGTATTCATTACCATGATTAACAGCAGCAAAAACTCTTGTTTCTGGATGTAATTCATAAGGTATACCATTTTCATCATTGCCTAGTTGTCTATCTAAAACAATTTGAAAGAAAGATTGTTGAACAGTTGGAAGTGATCGATTTAATTCATCAAGAAATAGTAAAACAGGTTCTTTGCATGCTTTAACAAACCAAGAAGGCATGCAAAAAGTCATAACTCCTGATTTCTTCATGCCTTCAATATCAGGATAACCTTGAACATCACCTTCAGTAGCAGTTGAACCACGTACGTCAATTAAAGGTAAACCGTGATGCTCGGCACAAGATCTTGCCAGCGATGATTTACCAATACCTGTCGGACCTCTCATTAATACAGCAATATGCGGGGGAAGAGAATTGGCAACATTTAAAAATGTATCAACTTTCATTTTTTTTCCTTATTACAAAGGGGGTTTAAAAAATTACATAAATATTTTTTATATTTATATAATATTATAATAATTTAATTTAAAAATTTACACATAAAATTTTATTATTTTAAATTAAACTGGACTGATATTATTGCAAAGCTTAATAAAATACATATAAAGTTTTTTAGTGTAAAAGGGCTTTCACTGAAAAATATATAAGTAAAAATAGGAAATGTCATATAAGACATCCCAAGAAAAATAAATTTAACTGTCCAAAGACTTTCAAACTTTTGTAAGAGTATATTCCAGGCATGATAATAACATAAAGAAATTGGAATAGATAAAAGCAAGATTAATATCATATGCTTTCCTTTCCAAAATTCATGTATATATCCTAGGTGATTTTGCAAGAAAATACCTAAAGAACCTAAAAGATATAATAAAACTGGTTTAACCACCTAAACCAACCCTCGCTACTTCTTTAAAACCTTCTTTCTTAAGGTCTAAGTAAAATGTCCAGCCAGCACCACCAAATCGATTTTTAACTGTCTGGAAAACTCTAAACCCGATAAAATCAGATTCTTTCTTTTCTATTCCTAAGTGTAACATTGCATCCACCATATGTTTAAGTTTTTGTGATCCTGCCATTGAGCCGGACTTATTTACTTGACCAATACAAATAACATTAATATAATGCTCTTTAGCATAATCAGTTAATTTTTGAAGTGATCTAACTGCTGATTGACCGTTTACATTATCTTCTCCATATTTTCCATCATTTAGAGTTTGAAGAGAATCAACAATTAAGAAAAATTGTTTACCTCTATTATTTCTTCTTAACCTATCACAATTTTTAAGTAGTCTTGGAACATATGATTCTTGCCCAGCAACAAATCCATCATCCAAACCAAGCCTTTCACATGTTAACTTAACTTGGTATAAGCTTTCTTCTGCTGTGTTAAATAAACATAAATTACCTTGTTGTGTTAAAGCATTAGCCAATGTTAACATAAGTGTTGTTTTGCCAGCACCAGGTTCTCCTGTGAATAATGTTATTGTTGAAGGTGTGAATCCTTCTCCACCAAATGCAGAATCGATAAAATCGATACCACACTTATATCTTTCTCTTAATTTGTGTGGAACAGTAATGTCTAGAATGTTTGAACCAAAAGCAATTTCGTCTCTTTTAACGTTTAATTTCATGTCTTTAGCCTTTTAATTTTTAAATGTTTAATTTTTAAATATGAGAAATATGTTTGCCTGATATTGTTAAAACAGCGTCTTTATATAGAATAAAAAACCAGTTTTCTTCAACAGTGTATTTTTTATATTGTTTATCTCCTATAATCAATACATAAGCATCATCTATAACAACATGATTAAAACTAACCATTTTATCTAAATGATAAGCAGTACCAGACTTAATATAAACTAATTCGTTTTTCTTATAATTCCAAGAAATAGTTTTAACTTGTTTTTTAGGTTTATCACCATTAAATATTACATTTTTTTTACCTTTGTTGTTATTCGAATATTCAGGAGAAAGAATTATTTTTTTCTTGCTTTTCATTTTCTTTTCCTAGAAATAAAGTTTTTTAATTCCAGATAACATATGAGTCATTACATTGTCAACAGTAATTTGACCAAAATAAAATCTGTCAATTTTTAAGTTATTGCTTTCTGCATACATTTTGCCAAACTTCCAAGCCTCTAATTCTTCGTTAACCAAACAAACATATTCAGCCTTAGAATAATTTGAACCGAAGAATTTCTTAAAGCCAGGGTAGTAATTTTCTCTGTATGAAGAATTAGAAAATATTATATGATGTCCTAATTCATGTAACAATGAATAATATCTTCCACGCCAATTTTGTTTTTTATCGATAAAAATTAATTTTAAATAAGGGTAATACTCATCACAAACATCGTAAGAAAGATTGATTGTAAGATTGAAGTCTTGTGATATTTTTTCAACTAATAATTCATAGTTTTGTTTATAGATAGAGTATTTTGTTTCCATAAATACCTTTCATTTTAAGAATTAAGAATTAATATTGATCATATAATATTATATAATCAGGTTATGGTTTTTACATTTCTAAAATATTTTTTTTCTTTTTGAATTTAAAATAATTTTTTAAGAATATAAAAACCATAATTTAAAAATTTAAAACATAATAATTTTTTATTATAAAATATTATATTATATTATTTACAAAAGTTACACCTAAAATTTTATAAGAAAAAATTTACTAAACAAAATATTAAAACTAAAGAATGTCAATACTTTTTTCTATTAATATTTTTTTCATAAGCAACTTATGTTTAATAACATTTAGAGTATAAATACTTTCGTTATTTTTTTTACATTTTCTAGCATCGTTATAATAACATATTGCTCTTTTAACCGGTTTAAATCTTTTTAAATAATATTTAATTGTTTTAACGCCGTCATAAAAAGGATCACAGTCACTTAATTTTTTATTATGACACCAATATTTTATTTTTATTTGTAAAGGTCCAATACAACCGAATCTTGTAGGTTTATGTTGTGGAGTAAATCTAGATTCTTCCCAAGCAATAGACAACACTAATATCGTATTTACTTTTAGTTCTTTAGAATCTCTAATTAACATAGAACAAACTTCTATTTTTTCTTCTGTTGGTTTTACTTTTTTTCTTTTTATAAAATCTTGACAAAAGCCTGTATACATTAATGATGATAATAAAATTATATTAATCATTATTTCCTTTAATCAAAATGTTTCTGTAATTCGCTAGATAAAATCTTTTTTCTTTCACCACTTTTATATTGGACAATTACATAAGTCCTGGATTGCATAGTTCCGCCAGAAGTCATGACCCTGTTGGTTTTTTCTTTAACTATAAAAACTGCTTCACCTACTTCGTCAGAAGAAGCCCAATGATATACTTTGTCGCCTAATTTTATCATAAAAATATTTGCCTATTTTTCTTTCTTAATTAAATCCATAATTGCTTGGCAGCATGAAACTTTGCATGATCCTTCAACACCACGACATATATCTTCTAATAAGGCTAGAAATTCATTTTCATTTTTTGAAAAATATTCAGTTGTCCTCTGGTAAGAATTATTGCAAGGAACATCATTAGATATTTCTTCTTCTTTATAATGATCCAATGTCTCAGGATTTTCACAATGATATTTAATATGATCTACATATTCTTCCTTTGAAACTTCATTGTCTTTATTTAAATCAAAATGTCTATATAAATCATCACGACTAATCATACCATTTTTATCAAATTTAATTTCAAAATCTGATTTTCCTTGATCTTCAATTTTTTCATGTGAATTAATTTTCTTAGGCGTAGGTCTAAAATGCAAGTCCATTTCAGGATTTAAACTCATTATAAAAGCTTTTGTAATTTCTCTTTCTAATAAAGATTTTTTATTCATTATAATTCCTTTAATATTTTTATTTAAATATATTATAAAAAGTCTTTAATATATTTAAATAAAGCTTTTTCCTTAAATTTTGATTCTAATACTACATCAACATTTTTATTACAATCGTCAAATTTAGTATAATAAAAATTAGAATGTGCTGCTTTAGATCTAATTGTAGGGTCTTCATATTCTTTTTTACCATTTGAATGATGACAAACAGGTTTAACGCCTTTTGGCCAAGAATCATAAGCCATATTAAAAGCTTCATTATAACTTGAATCTTGTGGACCTAATGTAAAATGATGAGAATCAAAAACTATCGGTACGTTTATTTCTTTAAAGATATTTTCATATAGAAATTTCGTACTAAACATTTTTGCTTTGTCGTCATTTTCAACCGTTAACCTGGTTTTAACAGCATCAGATAATTTTTCAAAGTTTTTACAAAAGTTGTATTTAGCTTTTTGTAAATTTCCATTACATGTAGAACCTAAATGTATATTAATTTTATTATAATGTGATCTTTCGAATCCCATCAAATCGAATAGTTTACCATGATTATCAAGATCTTTTATACAATTCTTAACAACTCTTTCCTTTTCAGATGCTAGACAATTAAATTGTCCAGGATGAAATGATAGTCTTAAATTATTTTCTTTTGCATAATTTCCTGCTTCTTTTAAGTTTTGTTTAATAACTTCAAATTCCGGTAGATCTTCGTAATTATATTCTGATGCCCATGGCGTAATTTCGCTAGATACTCTAAAAACTTGTATGTTGTTTTCTTTATTCCACTTTAAAATTTTTAAAAGATCTAAAGTGTTTTTAACAATTAATTCTGATGTATATTCCAGACCTTTTTCCTGAAAGGTTTTTTTCCTCATTGTCCTCGAGGTAAATATTCCTTTTTCCCTTAATTCCATATTAAGGCATGCATATCCGAAGCGTGTCATATTTAAAATCCTTGTTGTTAGAAATTAAAAACTTATTATAATAATATTTTATTATATTTATATTATAATTAAAATTTATATAAATTTACACCTATAGGAATAAAATGAGTAATTTATTAAAAGAATATATTATATCTTTACTAAATGAAAAAGATAAAAATGAAGTATCAGAAAGTTTACTTTTCCATATAAAAGAAAACATACCTCTTTCAGAGAATATATTTCGCCCTGGTAGCGAAAGTTTTTTTGATTTATTTTCTGAAGCAAGGGATTTATATGAAAGAAAAATGATAGAATTAAATAACGATGAAGATATAAGAATGTTAGAAAATGACATAGGTTATTGGGGAGAATATGAAGGTTACTATGTTCCATTAGATTATCCTATGATTATTAATCAAATACCAGATGTATATATGCCTTTAATTTCTGAATGTGATGATTTTATTTTAGAAGGCAAAAAAAAGAAATACAAGAGAAAGATAAAAAAAAGAAAAAGTAAAAGTAAAAAAGATAATAAGAAACAGAAACTAAATAAGCCAATTAGAAACCCAGAAAATAATTCTGCTTATCGCGTTTTTGTTTTAGATCCAAAAACTCAAAAAGTTAAAAAAATAGATTATGGTTCTCCAAATATGTCTAGACCTTGGAACGATAAAGAAAGAAATGCTTCTTTTGTTGCGCGACATGGCTGTGGTACAGAAAAAGCAAATGATAAAACTTCAGCTAGATATTGGTCATGTAGAGCTCCAAGAGATTTCTCCAAAGGTAAAAACGTTCCAAAATTTTGGTAATATTTTTACCATTTATATTTGAAAGTAGTAAAAATTGTTACCGTTTAAAGAAAAAATATTAGAAGAAAACGAAAATTATATCTTAGTTCAAAGAATTTTCGATAGCAGTAAAGATGAAGAGTTAATATGGCATATCGATAAAGAAGACAGAGAAGTTACTTTTATTGAAGGTGATGGTTGGTATATTCAAATCGAAAATGAAATACCACAAAGTTTAAATAAAAAAGGTTTTTTTAAAATACCAAAAGAAACATGGCATAGAATAATTAATAGTAAGAAAACAAAATTAATTTTAAATATAAGAAAATATAAATGAATTTATTATTAGAAGATTACATAATAGAAATACTCTTAGAAAGAAAAAAGAAAAGAGATCCTAAGGTAGGTACTGGGAAAAAACCTAAAAATAGTGGAAGAAGACTTTATACAGATGAAAACCCAAAAGACACAGTTAGGGTTAAATTTAGAACTGCTAGCGATATTAGGAAAACTTTTGCACAAAAAAGTTTTAAAAGTAAGTCTCACGCTAGACAATCTCAAATAATTAACTTAGTTCATCAAAGAGTTAGAGCAGCTTATAAAAATGCAAAAAATCCAAAAACTAAAAAAAGATTAAAAAGAGCTTATGAGTACGCTTGCAAAAGAAAAGAAATTTCAAAAAGAAAAACTATTAGATTAAGAAAAAAGAAAAATAAAAAATGAAAGACAT